AGGACCTGGGATCAGTGAAACGGGTTCGCGACTGTACCGGTAGCGGATCACTGGTCCAGCTGGGATGGGCGGTGCATTGTGCATCGACCCTGAAGCTGCAAGCGTCAAGCCTCAAGCTTGACAGCTGGTGAAGGATATGATAGGATTAATTTAGAAAGGAGAATATTATGGCACATTTTGAAACGGGCAGCACTAAGTGGCCTGAATATCCAAATAGACCGGATGACTCGGACAACGATTTTTTATGCGCGCTACAATTGGAACGTATAGCTAAGTCTTTGGAAGAGATCCTGAGACTGGTGAAGGAAGATCAAGAACGAATGAAAAAATTAAATGACTAGAAGGATCGAGAGCCCAGTGATTTTAATAAATCACTGGCGCTGGCTCGAGGCCAATGGATATAAGAAGGAAGCCGCAAGCTGCAAGCAGCAAGCCGCAAGCTTGACAAGAAGAGATTATAGGATTATAAAGGAGACATGCAAACCAAAGAAGCGTTAAAAATTATCGGGGGCTCACTGTCCAAACCGTCAAAGATGCCGGGATGGTCGATAGGTCTACCAGCCAAAGAATGTAAAACTGGCGGCAAGCTCCAGAAGGTCCCGGGCTCAGTATGTTATGACTGTTATGCATTAAAAGGTTGTTACGTCTTTAAGGTTGTTCAGGATGCACAGTATCGAAGGCTGGCAGCCATCAAGAGCCCGGACTGGGTCCAGGCAATGGCGCATTTAATAAATTCAAAAAAGCCCGATGTCTTCAGATGGCACGATAGCGGCGACGTCCAAGATCTAGATCATTTAAATAAAATTTATGAAGTCTGCAGGTTAACACCTTCTAAGCGTCACTGGTTACCGACTCGTGAAGCATGGATCAAGGACCACCTGACAGCAAAGCCCGACAATTTAGTCATACGTTTCAGCGCGCCGATGGTAGACCAGACGGCGCCTGCTTCGTGGCCTAACTCTTCGGAAGTGGTAACATCAGGGGCCAGCTGTCCCGCTGCACAACAAGACAATGAATGCAGGGACTGCCGGGCATGCTGGGACGCCACAATTAAAACAATTAAATATGGTAAACATTAAAAAAACAAAATATACTTTTATGTATCGATCCAGGGACGGTCACTATATGCGCCCTGAATCATTTTTAAATATTAACAAAGGCCGGACGCTCTCCAGCTCACAGCTGCGGGTCTTAGGCATAACAAAGGTAAAATTAAAAGATGTTCAGACATCCAAACTATTATAAAGAATTACGTAAGCTACGTAATAAACTGGATCAGGCCATTAGCGACGAAGCTTCGACGGAAGCGACAAGCGTGCGCCCTGGTCCGGGCCCCAAGCAACAAGCTTCAAGCGCCAAGCTCCTGAAGCAACAAGCCACAAGCGTCAAGCCCCAAGCATAAAGGCTCAAGCTTCAAGCCGCAAGCCTCAAGCGCCAAGATCCCTGACCCTGGAAAAAGTTTCACGGCACCCGAACCGAGGTGCTGGACCATGATAAAACTATTCTGTGGATGCTTCTTATGGAAGGCAATTTGATGAGGTGACAAACGAACTTTGTTACTTCTCGTGACTTTTAATTCTACTGTGAAAAAGTGGCCAGAATTATTATAGCCCAATAGATCGGGAGTGCCATGTAAGCTATTATTTTCAAGTCTAATCCAAGATATTTGCGGTATAGATTTACGAAGTTTTTGATATAATTTACGCTCTGGTCCCATGCATTTTTCAAGGTTACTCCTGTATTTAAAATCTAATAATCTTTTACGTAACCAGGAGGTAAAATAAGTTTTTCTTCTTTGTTTGGTTTCAAAACAACACGCAATGAAGTATCCATTGGATTATTACTTGCGTGAACTTCAATGCGTTTGATCTCTTCTAGGTAACCTTTTTTAGTCATGATATATATTTTGGCATCACTGACTGCATTACCTCTACGACCTTGTTGTCCTTCAGTAAATTTTTCTAAATACTCTTGCAGGTGTTTGACGTACATTACTTAACCACCTGACGACTTAATTCTTCTATCACCTTTTTATAACCATGCAATAAATTTTCTAATCTTATGCATTCTGATTTATATTCTTTTAACTGCTGTATTTCTTCTCGCAATATTTTAATTAATTGTTTATATCCTTCATCGTCTTTCATATTGACTTTATAACGATGTTACCTTAAATTGTCAACATGGGTGTTCCTAAAAGATTAACTGAAATGCAACAAAGATTCGCCGAGTTTTTAGTATTCGGTGGACCTGAAGGACCTATGACTCAAGGAGAAGCAGCTGTAGCTGCTGGGTACAGCCCAAAGAGAGCCCGACAAGAGGGTTCAGAATTATGTAATCCTAGACTATCACCACTTGTGGTGAAATACATAGGTCAACTAAAAGAGGAGAGACTTAGAAAACATGAAGTTACTTATGAAGGTCATGTTGCAGAACTTGCAAGACTTAGAGAAGCTGCTCTGAAGAAAGGTTCTTTCTCTTCTGCTGTAAATGCTGAAGCAAACCGAGGCAAGGCAGCAGGACTATACATAGACAGAAAAATAATAAAAACTGGGAAACTAGAAGACTTATCAGAACAAGAATTAGAAGCAAAGATGAAACAAATTTTAGACGACTACGGTCAACTAATTGATGTGACTCCATCTACAACTTCTGAATCTTCTTTACCCAAGCCCGAGGAATCATCGTCCGATCCCCAAAAGTAATTTCATTATCATCTTTATCATAAGACGCAAATAATTTTACAGACTTATTATCTTTAGAATACAACCAACCCTCATTCACAGGTCGTGCTAGTTTCATCTTATCAAACTCTTTATCAGTAGCCCAGCCAGAGTCACTGACACAATCAATCCACTCCACTCTGACTCTCGGATAAGGTATATCGGGAGCCCCATCAGTTGCAATTCTTTTTCGTCTTTTCCTAGGCATATAGGTTTCTACCACAGATTACATATTTTGTAATATCAATATCGCGCGCAGTCTGGGTTTTCATAGAAAGTGTCCCAAACGTCCACCAAAAACATTAAAAGTGTCCACCCCCTGTCCACCACTTAGCCTTATATACCAACGAAAAACAGCCAAGTGGACACAAAGTACACTTTTTCTCAGAGAAAAAAATATTTTTTTTAAATCTGTCACAGAATACTATAGTACAGATTTATCTGCCTTATTTTCAACACAATATTTCCGCATTACGGACAACTTTTCTTCTGCCTTACCTATCTTGCCCAGCAAAGTATCAACTTCTCCTGTAATATCTACATGTTCCGGTATCACCAGATTGTGGTCCTCAATACACTGTAACTTGTACAACGCATCCTCAATCTCTGCTTCGTATCTTTTTATAAGTGTTTTAAACAATCTATCATTCATCTTTCCACTCCTCGTAAGTTATATTTCCATCTCTATCTTTATACATAATCCATAATTTTTTACCATCATGGTAGTATCCTTCTATCTCACGCTCCATTGTAAAAGTCCTCCTCTTTTATTTTTACTTTAGCTTGTTCTTTCTCATCATGTAATAGGTCATAATACATGTCTAATCTTTTGAGAAACTTGTGTTTATATTGCCTTAATTCAGCCCCATTTACGACAAATTCCTGATAATATAGGTCAGGCGTGCATACCATGATAACTCCTTTTTGTATGGCTGAGTTGTGTACGTAGTCATGGGCCATGGCGTATGCTGCGATCTGCAGATAATAATCTTCGATCCATTCTTTCTTCTTCGGACGGTTAGCCTGTTTGAAGTCAATAACAGCTTCATCACCGTTATGTAGACAGACAAGGTCTGTCGAACCTGCGTATAGACCCGGATAGTATAACGTAACTTCCGACCCATAATATTCTTCCACAGGTGCAAGACCGATCTCAATAACTTTCTTGGCCATGGACTTCGCCTCTTGTCCGAGCCCCGTAAGATCATCGTAGCCAGTTCCGAGCACATAGTGCTCGAGGAATTTGTGCATACTAGTGCCCCGTTTACTAGATAAATTCTTGATACGTTCTGCTTCTTGTTCACCTACTTTGGCCTTCCAGTCTTTTAAAAATTGTTGATCTTTGGTGGCCCCTAATATCGTAGTCACACTCGGAAGTCTAGAACCATTTACATCATAGAGCCGTGTTCCTTGGTCCTCGATCCGTGATGCATCGACATAGGTGTACTTATCACTGTGCTTGATCGCTTTACCAATGTTATGGTATTCTTTTATATCGTCATCAGTCATCATTCTAAATCATCAAACCTTTTTTTCGATTTATGCATCTCTCGATATACTCTTCTAATTATTATAAAAGCTATACCGGCTCCAGTTGATAGAGCAATGATACCTACAAATAACATCCCTAACGCTTGTTCTGGTGTCATAGTTTTTTCTTCAACTCCTCTAAATAATCCTCTTCTTCTTTACGATTATGTTTTCTAACAATCGCGGCTTGTTTACGCCAAGCCCAAGAGTTAATCGCACCGGACCAACCCATAATCCATAAATATATTTTTAACATCATTCTAAACTCATCACCTTTCTATATTCATCTAAATCTATTACTTTACCATTCATAATTTTATGTTCGCTATAATGATTCATGACCTGTGTAATCTTAGGTAGTTTAGTATGCGCCCAAGGCCAAATCAAACAACAAACATAATACGCATCTCTAAATGTACAACGCCATCGGTATTGCATCAGATATCCAGTGCCATCTTTACGTTTACCTTTACGTGGTTTTTTATTTAGTGTACCAACACCCAGAACCTCGTGTAACCATATTAATACAGACTCATCAGTCATGGTTATCTCCATAGATAATCTTAAACTATTAGATAATCTATGGCCTTTGCCTTTGTGTTTCTTTTTCTTTTCAACACCACGTCTAAAATATATAGAACCCTCACCATCAAACAAACCCGCTATGTATGCTCTGTCTGTTTCTGGTACCATCAAATGCCCGCTTTCCGTGCACGTACTAACGGGTCACCAAAGGCTCGAATACTCGGGGTATGTTTTACGAATCCCAATATGTAACCTCCAGAGGTGTTTAGCGCGAAGCATTTTTGGTCACCTGGAGCTCGTCCTTTTCTATACTTAATTTTTTTTTGCATCTTGTTTCATTAACCATCTCACTGTTGTAGTTGTTGGATCAAATCCATCAAAATCTAACTTAGTGCAGTTTGTTAGAAGGACCATCATCGATAAGATCATTATCAACCGTCTCATAAAATTCTCCCTCCGAATCGCAGTCCCAACATTGGTGGACTTCGCTTCTATCTCTAAAGTCTCTCTCTC